ATACAAAAACTCATTGAATCCATTTGTACTTGGATCAATGTTTTTATCGACTGCCATGTTGATGACGTTATCTGGCTTGATGTCCATTTTAGGATCAAAACCATTTTTATTCGCCAACAGACTATCTAATACGTTGTTATCTACTCCCGCCTCTTTGACGTCTTCTACAGAGAAAGTTTTAAGCGGTTGTTTTCCGTCATCTATGCGCTGATTATTTAAGTTCTTGAAAAGGTCCCCGCCAAGCTCTTGCTTGGTAAAGTTCCCTATCGGGTTCATAAACGGGTCTTTGGGTACGGTTTCCTCGCTAAATATTTTTGGCGGGGCAGGAAGCAATCCGGCAATTTTTACCCCAGTATCTTCAGAGGTAATTTGTTGTTCAATACCGGGTTCTTCTCTCTGCTGGGATTGTTTAAACGCATCGCGCAAAGCTTGTAATTTATTGTTTGCGTTTCTTTCCGCTAAAGGCGAAGCAACCGCTTGACCCAATGCAGAAGAAGCACGACCAATGGGTTCGCCAATGAACCCTTTTTTGGTCATTAATCCACCGCCTATCGTGGATAGGCCTATTTTTAACGGATCGAATTCTTCTTCGTTATACGCTTCTTGAGCGCCAGAGATTGTGGCTCCCAATGCGGCTTGCGCGGCAGGGGTACTGAGAATCCTTTCTGCTGCGGAACCACCCAACTCTTCTGTAGCAGGGGTAAAAAAGGCACTTGGTTTGCTTAAGACTTTAAGATCAGGATGTAAAGTAGGCAAGCCTCCCGCTAATCCACCTAGCAAAGATGCATATGGATGCTCTCTTTGGGCTTCTGCAAGCTGCTCTTCTGACTGACCAATGCTTTTTGCAAACTCAGGTACTGTTTTTAATGCTGCACCTTGCGCTTTTTCCGCTGCGGTTGACCCAAGATAAGCAGCGCCCAATCCCGAGACTAATGCTCCCAAACCTGTACCAATCGGTATCGTTTCTGGACCAAGAAACGGTGCTGCTAATGTACCTAGCATCGTTCCTAATTCAGCACCTGTTGGGGTCGCTATATCAGCCGCAGCCAAACCCGCTGCACTTGGTATGAGACTGTTTATGCCAAACCGTGAGGCAGCACCTAACGCTGTGGTTTTAGGTTGCTCCGAACTGGGGGCGGGCTGTTCCGGCTGTTTACCTGATAAATCATCAGGCAAAAGATCGTTAGGTACAAGTCTACGCTTTAACCTATCAGGTATAAGTTCGTCTGGGACAGGAGTTGGCATCTACGGATAAACCCATTGACCGTTTACAAACATTATTCTATTACCTTTTTTGTCTGTTCGTGTTTCGCCTTCAGCGGGACCGCTTTGTGGTGAACGAATTCCTTTAGATTTCAAGAATTCATCAAACGACTTATATCTGCTCTGTAACTGTTTTCCTGTTTCTAAATCTATACCATTGGCTTTCCACTCAGATTCATACGCAGAAATTAAAGTGTTTTGATTTTTATTTTCTATCAATCTATCGACTGCTACATCAAAAGGTACGTGCGCCGATAAAGCATATGCTTGTGCATAAGCAACATTGTCGGGGGCTTTCAATGCTCTGGCTCTTTCAATTTTTAACTTTTCGCTTTCAAGAGCAAGTTTTGGACCTTCAGACATCATGTTAGTGATGGAACTAATGCCTTGTAAACCTGTTTGAGCCATCGCTACTTGAACTTGTTGTTCTTTCAAAACAAGATCATTTAACTTTAACTTGGCGTCTCGAGCATCTGCTGAAGCCTTTTCCGCTGCTGCAACATCCCCACGTTTCCGTGCATCGTCTGCGGTTGCGAGACTTCCTTGAATCTCAGCCATTTTCATTTCTTGGGCTTCATGTAAAGCTCTTTGATCTTTCTTCAAAGCTTGACTTGCGTCAGCGGCTTTTGCAGCAGCAAACCCAAAGCCTTTCGTTGGATCGGCTTGAGCGAATGAAGTCATCATTGCAATAACACGATCGAACGAATCGTTCTGTGCAGCTTCCTGTTGTTTTTGTTCTATATTTGCATATCTTTGTTTCAAAGGCGCAAGGGGATCGTCAGATATACCATGATCTTTGCGCATCTTTTCTTGTTGTTGAAATGCTTGTTCAGGGGTTAAATCTTCTGTTTGAAATTTTTTTGCTGTATTGTTAAGTTGCGTCTGAAGGTTGTTTTGTAGATCATCAACCATTCCTTTAACTTTAGATGTAAATTCATCCGAAGACGGTATACCCGATGCAGGTTCTTTTGCAGCAGCGCCAGAGGGTTGTTTTTGGTTTTGTTTTAGGGTTGCTGCAATCCCTTGTTGATTGGGTTCTGATGTAGCTGAAAAACCACCCGGAACACTTGGTGCTACGGTATCTTCTGGTTGAGGTAAGTCTTCATATGTCATACGCGGGGGCAACGAAGACGGAGCAACATTTATCGGACGATTAGGCGTTTTGCTTGCCACGTTTGCACCTGATGGCGCTACGGGTTCTGAGACAATAGGTGCATCTAATCGTGTTCTCCCACCATACCCCTGAGCCTCCATCGCTTGCGCTTTCTCAAAGTTTGTTTTATCTGCTCTGCTGTCAATACGTTGCTGAACGAGCGCATTGATTGCGTCATCGTTCTGTTTAAACTCGTCATCGCTTGTATCGTTTTGACTTGGTAAATCCTCATACGTAGCAGCAGGAGGTGGTGATGTCACTGTCGCGGGGTCTTGTACCTGATCACCTTCGGCAAAGCTTGCGATACCGCCATGTGCGTATCGTCTTGCGTGAATGGGTAAAGACATCAATCCACCACGCGCAGCAAGCATCGTGGGTGCAGTAGGCGTGGCTTCGGGGTTTGTTTCGGCGGGAGCAGCCGCAGGATTAACAGCAGTTGGCGCAATAGTCGGGTTGACTTGTGGAGCGGGCGCAGCAGGATTTGTGGGCGCGATAGACGCAATACCGGGATTGACAGCCGTTTGATTGGGTTTGGTTAGTTGATTCTCAAGCGTCTGCTTAACGGTCTGAGTAACTGCGTTCTGACCTTGCAACTGCGCTTGCTGTGCTTGGCTACGCCGATTCAATTCAGCCAAAGCCATGTACTGAGGCACTTCAGCGCTCCCCGCGCCTTCGCTGTTTGCATACTTCATCACCGCCTGCAAAGGCATCACTTGCAGGGCTTGTTGAATCTGAATTAAATTGGGTTGCGCAATACTCATATTATTTGCCTATTACCCTTCATACGGTTGTAGGTTACCCATTCCGTCATCGTAATATTGTTGACCGCTCGAATTTGTATAGATGGTTGTTCCGCTTGAATCAGTTTTTGAGCTTAATGGTAGGCCAGTTGCCGCATCAAAGAAAGCGCCCGTTGCAGGATCAGACGTAATTCCTGTAGGTGTTTGAACCACGCCAGTACCGCCCGTGGTAATCCTTTGAATAAAGTTCTGTGCAGCAGTTTTGGTATAACCTTCGCCCAACAAGTTGTTCATTAGTGTAGTGACCCCACCAGCGGTACCAAGAATACTTTGTAATGTAGAAGGTGTTGCACCATACGTACTGGTCGTCTGACCGGGTAGACCCGTGAGTACAGAAGAACCAAGCTTCAGCATGGTCTGTGGGTATTGCTGCTGCGCCAGATATTGATTGTACTGCGCGTTTAAAGCAGCTTGGTTTAGTTGCTGTTGGGTAGCGCCTGCATTTGCCAAGGCGTTTAAATTGGCTAAGTTGGACGCAGAAATGTTTGTGCCTGCATTAGCTTGCGCTTGCAGAGCAGATGTTTGACCCTGTAAGCCCTGATAAGCAAGGTTAGATTGATATTGTTTTTGGGCTTCTTGTGCTGCTTGTTGCGCTTGCAATGCTTGAGCAGCTTGCTGAGCCTCCGTCAATCCTGTGGAGGTCTTGAACTGCTGCTGTTGAATATTTGCAGCTTGCGCTTGGTTTCCATAGTTCGCTACGTTCTGTGCATTCGCGAGTGCTTGTTGGACGTTAAACTGCTGCTGCTGTGCATTAGCATTTAAAGCTTGCTGACCATACGTAGCGGCCTGTTCTGCCGCAGTCATGCCAAGATTTGCACCAAACTGTTGTTGTCCAATATTTGCTTGTTGTGCTTGTAAAGAACGCGCTTGATCCGCATTGAACTGGTTCATCGCATTATTGTAAGCAGTGTTATATCCAGAACTGATCAACTGATTTGCTGCAAGGTTACTATTTAAAGCGTTTTGTGCATTCACAACCGCTTGGCGTCCACCTCCATACGCTCCCGCCTGAGCTAACTGTGCATTACTTGCAGCGTTTTGAGTGCCTAGTTGCTGCTGTAAGAGTTGCAATTGTGGCGCTAGTGAAGCTTGCAAATACGGATTCATCAACTGCTGTGCAGCTTGCGGTGTAAACGCTTGTGTTGAAGCTTGAATGCCGTTGTATGCACCGGGATTAGTAAACTGATTCGTGAAGTTTACATTTGAGGATAAATTCTGCGGTGATGCATACTGATTCGTTGCGTTAATTTCGTTATACGCACCGGGTGAGGTGTAGGTATTGGTGAAGGTCTCCGGATTAAATGTGGAGGATATGTTGCCCATCTGTGCAGCAGTATCGCCTAGCTGACTTGCAGCAGAGGTCAACTGTGAAGGCACACCTGAGCTTGACAATCCTTGCCATGCTTGATTCTGTATAGTAGATGGACCAGAGGTTAACTGACCCGTATACGCTTGATAAGGGGCTTGAAGTAACGCATTTGCTTGATTGGCAAGCGATGTCTCTAAAGGAGCCGCAACAGCGTTGGGTGCCACAACGGATTGTGTTGAAGGCGTTGAACTTAATGGACCACTTAAGGGTAACCCGCCAATACCGGAAGTTGTGCTAGTTGTATTCGTTGAAGAAGAGGTAGCCATGATTAACCTTTTGGCATGAACTTACGTGGGTTGATCTGTTTGCCCTGCTTGGTCGTTCCTGTTCTTGCTTTGCGTACTTTATCCATCATGTCGTATAGGACTTTAGCGCCAGATTCAGACGAACCATTCCCTAAATGGGATACAACATCCGCAGGAATCACAAACTCTTCATTAGCTAATCTGGCTTCTTGATGCTGTCCTATCCGCGCAGGAATGTCATCGGACATACCATCTCCGGGACCTTTAAGGAAGTGACCGCCATCGGAATAGGCGCCTAATGGCCCTCCTGCCGCATGTCCATATACCGCCGCTGTTTGCTGATCAGAGGTTGGAATACCGACCGTTCCTTCTGCAACAGCGTTCTGAGGCAGAACATGCAAGTAGCGCATGAGTGCAGTCAGTCCACTTTGTTTTTGATTAGGCTGTGCGCCTAATGCATCTATCAGCCATTGTGGATATTGATTTGTTTGTGGAGTGGTATACATTTGACTTGGATAGGCCGCGTTGAATGCCGCTTTACTTTCTTCATCTGTCGCACCCATTTGTGGGCTTGTTGTACCGCCGCTTGCCATCTTCTTGCGGTAATGCATGAACCCAATAATGTGATGCTCTGGTGCGCCTTGACGTACAAGATGTGCAACTTCTTCAATCGTTTGTTGATTGATCGGGTGACCTGCATGATGCAATTTTTGCAATATGGCACGATGGATATGACCGCCATCCGCAAAGACTAACGGCACGTTCTTACCTGCTGAACCACCCTGTGCTAAATGGCTAACCTGACCGCCTTCTTTAGCGTTTTTATGAGTAGTGAACGTTGGGTTCAATATGGATTGACCATACGCAACGCCATCAATAGCTGCATTTACAGGACTTGCGTTCCAATCGAACGTATCATACCCATAATCTACGGGGGTAACGCTCGACCCTTTACCCAATCCACTTAATAAGGCTCCTGCGCCTATTCCTGCTGCAAGTGGTAGTAATGATCCAGAACCACTTGATCCACCTAATAAGGTACTGGCGATTTTGCCTAACGTACTTGAATCGGTAGAAGATTTTGTAGCAGTGTCACTTGCTGCTGCTGCGTTGTCAGTTTGAATAACTTGACCGTTCGCATTCACTAGATTACCGTAGGTATCATAGTAAACAGGTAGACCAGCAGCAGTTGTCATATTGCCGTTTGCGTCTTGGTATCCAGTAGGATTGGTAGCTGTGGTAATACCCTCTGCTAGACCCGTTGTAGGATCAACAGGCATGGACTGACCGAACGTTGTGCCATAGGGGTCCATCGATGTTTGAGTAGGCGACTTTACAGTACCATCCGCATTGAACGTGGTCTGTGCGCCGTTTAAATCGGTATAGGTCGTTGAGCCATCTGGATTGAGTGTAGTCTGGTAGGGCTGCATGCCGGAGGCAGCAAACGATGTTACGCCATTTGCATTTGGATTGGTTTCAACCGGTTGCGCATAAGCGGGAGCAGCCATCAATGCTGATTGTGTTTCTTGCTGTGTTCCACCTGTGCTTTGTGCTGCGTTTACATTAGCAGGGGCTTCAAACACAGGTACATCCGTTTTGGGTGTACCAATATTATTGGAGGCTGTCATGTTAGACAAAGCGTTAAAACCGGGAACAGATGCAATTCCCGTTGGCGCAGGTGCAGGAGGTTCAACTACAGGCGCTACGGGAGCCGGTGTTACTGGCGCTGGTGCGACCGGAGCAGGTGTTACTGGTGCAGGTGCGACCGGAAGAACAGATGAAATACCAGATGTATTATCGGCTACCTGTACAGGAGCGGGAGTATTTTCTGCAATAGGTGCCGGTGCCGGCGTAGGAGTAGGTGCTATAGAGGCAACACCGGTATTAGGTGTAGGTGCGGTGACATTGTTGATGGCGTTATTAATTGCGCCGCCAATTAATGAATTTTCCGCTGCTTTTATGGGATTACCACCTTGTAAAGCAGACGCGGCAGCAGCAACACCTGCGCTTGTTAATGGTGTAGCAGCAGCGTTTTCTCCCAAGGTACTGGCAATTCCTTGATTGGCTGACGCCAATAAATTACCTGCTGTAGTTCCTTGTAATGCTGCGGTGGCTTCTTGCCCTGCTGCTGGAACAGCATAGGCAAGTGCAGCGCTCGTTGCAGCTTTCCCAAGATCACCACCATGCGCTACAGTATCTGCCGCACTAATTATTGGTAATAGTTCTGCATTTCCTGTCGCAACAGCAGCAACTTTGGCTATCGTTCCTATCGGATCATTTACCGCCGCTTGAACAGCGGTTGATGCAACTTTACCTACATCTTGAACAACGTTAACTGCTGTTTTCGCTACGTTTGATACAAGGTTACCCGCAGATGCAACAACACTTGTTGCTGCATGGGTAACACTCGATACAACGTTTGATACCGCTTTAACAACGCCGCCCATTATTTTTCTCCCCGCTGCGGTCCAAGCTGGACAATACCAAGGTATCCCCCATCTTCTTGTCTACGTACTTCCATGCCCATATCACGCTGAAATGGATGACGCGCTACGTATTGAAATACTTTAATGATTGCAGGATCGTCAAACTGACTCACCATAGAATCAAAACCCGCCATATACATGGCCTTGGTAAAGATTAAAGAGTTTTCAAGGTAATTCTTTCCAGTATCAGCGTTTAAAGCGCGAAACATAGCAACTCGTTTGTCACCTGCATGAACGATAAATAAAGTGTTGCCTTCTTGAATTGCAAAACAATTTGGCATCCGCGTTTCTGTAATGACGGACGCAAGCATTTGATCAGCCGAATACTTATTGTTTGGGATGTTTTGTGCCGCTTGCTCAATAATTTGAGTAGGGCTAAGTTTTCTTTGATGGCTATCGATCAGCATTGCAAGTCCTTAAAGATTGCCGCTGAATAGATATTACCCATTCCAGCCGCAAGACTTAAAATCAATCCTCCCCTCTCTGCGGGGACAGGTTTGCTTAAAAAGATACTATCTTCGTCTGTACGGTTAGGAATGGCAGGTACTAAACCGTTTTTTACATTATCTAACAAGAGTATAGTCTCGAGCAAGCCGCTTGCGCCCATCGTATGACCAATTCTCTGTTTAAACGATGTTGCTTGAAACTCTTTGAGCGTAGCTGTCAAAGCCGTTCGTTCTGCTAAGTCATTCGACTTCGTTCCTGTGCCATGCGTTTTCACCAGCCGTATCTTGTTTAAATCTACATTCCCGCCGTAAACCACGCCCTGTATCGCCCGTTTAAACCCCTGTCCGTCCTCGCGCTGACCGATGGCATTGGTACTATGCTCGCTGGCTGAATAGGCGCTAATAAGCTCCGCACAAGGAGTATTTCCGCTGTATCTGATGCTTCTTTCGGTCTCAAACATAGCAAAAACGGCACCTTGACCGACATAGAATCCACCGTTTACCGGATCAAACGCACTGCGTATTTCGCCTTGTTTTTCTTTCTCTAAGGTTAAGGATGCGCCAGATTGACCAAAGAAGTTCAATACCGTATTACTCACAGCATCTTCTACGCCCAACACAATCACGCGATCAAACGCATAGTTGCGTATGTAGGTCTGTACATCCATCATGACCTTTAAACTTGATGCGCAAGCTGATGCATCCGTGACGACTAAATCTGTCGCACCAAATGCAGCCGCTATACGCCCCGCATAGACCTGCGTTAACGTCATAGGCAAGGGCTTGTAGTCATAGCTTAGGCAGTTAGGCTCTTTATCCTTTGGGTTTAAACCCGCAAAGTGAGCGTTTCCTGCGGCAAGAATAAAGGCGGTACGGATAGGATTATCTCGACTACGCTCCATGATTTCAGGATCAATGACTTTATCCGCAAGTTTATGCGGGGGATACACCATGCCTGTATTGGTCTTGGCGTAGGTATCAGGGAACAGATGCACGTTCTGGGGATACATCACGTCCAGAAGGCTTGTTGTTTCTTCGGTATAAGCGATACGTTTTTCAGTCAGGTAAATCATACGATCCATGACAAAGCTTCTTCCGCTGAACTTGGTTCGCGTGTTTTATGTTCGTTACAGAAATCAAAATACCCTTGCGGGGTAGAAGGCTGCATAGTTTTGGACACTTCTTCGTCTATGCCGTATATCTCGCAGAGATACATACCGATCATCAGGCAATCAAGGCTATCCAGTTCTGTTGCTGTCAGCGGAGTGTTTAAATCAGTTAACTTGATTTTGTCTCTATAAGTTGGGCGTGAAACTTGCGCAACTTCGATAAAGAGTTTCAAATAATCCATTAAGTCGCCTCACCGCCGCTTGCAATTAACGTACAGCCTGTTGTGCTTGCGGATGCTTGTAGTGTTTGAGCAGGGTTCAATATCTGTGTCCCCACCCAATGATAGGTTGTGTTAGCCGATACGCTTAAACCATAAAACAGCGCATTACCTGTTCCAGCGCTACCACCCGAAGGAACAAGATAAACATTCACCGTAATAGTTGATCCAGACGTATTGCATATATCTATGCCTTTTACGTAGGTTCTTGTGCTGCTCGGAACGGTATACAACGTTGCTACGCTAGTTGTTAACGCAGCTTGGCCTAATTGTACTGGAGTAACGTTCTGATAACGCATTACATATCCAACCAAGCAAGCGTTGTCAGGGAGGAAATATCGTTGGCGTTAGTCTGTACCGCCCCGTTAAGCTGGGTAAAGTACAGGCGCAAGACGTTCGTTAGGACGTTTAAATACTGTTGGCTAAACTCTTGTTCAGGAAGCGGGAGGTTCGGTACGGCAGGTACGTTGGTATTACTCATGTGTCTCCCCTTCTTCCGTCAGGACGGATGTTAATTCTAGGTGCGCCTAGCTGCCACTGTAAGCCTAGCTGATTGCCTTCGATTCTAAAGATAAGCTGACGCCCACGTACCCGCACGGGAGCGGTTCCGGTGAACTTCTCGATGACTACAGAGCTAGTGCTTCCATTCGCGGGAATAGGCTTTTGATACTGCTGTACAGATGCGATATTCGTTCCTGCCGCGCTGATGCTGACGTTGTTGATGCCCGATCCAGAGTTTTGTAAGCCCGTGAGCGTCATCGTTACCGCAGGAGAATTAGAGGTAGAGCCGTTGAAACGAACGTCCGGCAGAAGCTGCCAGATGAAGCTGAAACGATCTCCATCCTCAATATCAAACTCAGAGGACTGAATGTACGAATCAATCGGTACCGCCGTTCCGGTGGTGTTGTCATCCACGCCGTACTCTTGATACACCAGATTGTTGTTGTACGTAGCACTAATCGGATAAGAGCGTAGCCCTGTATCAATCCATGCAGTACGTCCAAGATAGCCAAAATACCATGCCTGATCCACGTAGTTGTAGATCACATAGGTATCGTTGACTGTTGAGTTTGCGGAGCAGTAGAACCACCAGACTTCGTTAAACGCCTCGTTCGTTCCTGAGTACACTTGGAAGTTCTGCTGTAGGTTGATGTTGCTGAAGATGAATTCACGCAAGTCGCAATTCAATGTTTGGACTGTACCGTTGTAGGTATAGAACTTCCCGCGTCCCATCCAGTACACAATACCAGATGCCAATGACATCGCGTTTGGACTGAGGATAGAGGTATTCTCACCTACGAGGGTTGATCCCCACACGGCGGGAGGACCAAGATACTGAAGGCTATATACTGAAGAGTCCGTAAAGACCACGATCTCTTGACGGGCTTGAATGAACCCTACAATCGTTGATCCATGCGATAAGGTCAGACTTCCCGCCTGATTGTTTACAGCAGGTGTCCAGTTGATTGTGGATTCCTGATCCGACCAGCGAATCAACATCGGATTAAGACTATCGGATGCATAGTCATTACATCCCAACGCCAACACAAAACGAGAGGCATCTGAGATCACGATATTGTTCTGGATGGTCGGCACGTCAGAAGCGTTGTAAGACTGTGCTAGGTTGTATCCAATCGTATTTACACCGCTTGTTGCGACCCAATAATACATACCGCCACCACGCGGTCCAAACACAAGGTTCTCGCCAAAGTTAGCTTGTGACCACAATGCTAATTGCTGAACCGCTTGAACCCCTAAACCCCAAGCTCCTAATCCCCATCCACCTGCGCCCCATCCGGTTTGTGGAACGGCTATGGAG